TACAAGGCCGCGTTCCTGACTTTCGGCGGCAAGTGGATTCTTGCCGGTAACAAACTGTTAGCATCGAGCGAGAACGGCAACGTAGAGGTCGTAAAGACCGGCAAGGTTCCTTACGTTAGGATAACGAACAGTTATATCATGCAGAAGAACGGGGATTTCCGCACGATTCCCGATTTCAAGGAGTTGAACGGGGACGGGCTTCGCATTCCGGGCTATGTCTACCTGTCCTTCCATTACAAGGTGATCGAGGCCGGACACCTGCGTATCGAGTTTGTCAATTCCAACAAGAACGGATACGAGAATTTCAACATGTTCGCTTACGACGGTGATTTGCCGGTCGGTGGGGAGAAGGTATTCAACCATTCCGGGCTGTGGAACGGGACCGGTGACTTCAAGCTGTCGTTCACGGGTGTTATCCAAGTGTCCTTGTTGGTGTTCTCGACAGACCGGACGGATGCCCTGGCGTATAAGTATGCCACGTTCTTCGATCAGTCGGATAAGATGCTCAGGATCGCCGCCGCGAATTTTGACAAGGACGGCAATGTGCTGGAGGCATCCTCCATTATCACGACGGCCAAATATAACAGGTTGATTTCTGCCCATTTCGATGAGAACGGGGAATTGCGGAATAAATCAGGGTTGGTGACTACCGCCAATTTCTCCAAGCTGTTCGCTGAGGGCGTTACAAGCAACGGACTTGTAAAGAGCGCGGATTTGAAGGTCTATGTCAAGCGTGATGAGTTCGGCAACCTTGTTTCCGGTGTTACCATCCGGGCTGACCAAATTGAGCTGGAAGGGCTCGTAACAGCAAATAGCAATTTCAAGGTGTTAACGGATGGCAGTATCGAGGCCCGGAACGCCAATATCAGCGGAACTATCAAGGCCGCATCCGGGGACATTGGAGACTTCAAAATCCGGAATGGCCGCCTGGTATGGAAAGGTCTTGATTATTTTGGGAATGACTCGCGAACGCTAAAACTTGGTTATGGCAGTAACAATGATGGCTTGGTCGATGTCGCCTTTGGTGCTTCCACGGAAGGGCGTTTTGGGGTGAAGGCAGTAGGGCGTGCACCGGGTTCTGCCGCTGTTTACGGATCGAGCCAGCCTACGCAGACCTACCCCAGCGGGGATACCGTATGGGCCGGCTGGTTCGACGGCTATACGTTTTCGAACGGGTATTTCTCCAAAAGCTCCAAAGGGAACATCAAAGGAGGAATGAACGGCGCTGTGCGGATAGATGACAGCGACACGTGGTTTGTCTTTGTAAACGGTATTTGTGTCGGTTTTCGTAGCGCGAGGGAATATGACGCGACGGCCGACGAATGATTCATGCAACAACTAAAAAATAGATAAGGATATGAGAGTAGATTTCAACCGCCCGTTCAAGGGCTACGACGGGCGGGAGCTCACGGGTAACAACATCGCTATGTCTGTGGCGGAGGCCCTGTTTAATTACGGGATGGATAAGCCCGTAAGCCGGGAGGAAAAGTTTAAGGCGTATGTCCTTTTTCAGAAAATTGTCCAAAGTGGGGGAGTACTGAATTTGGAGAGTGAGGACGTTACCCTGATCAAGGAGGTGTGTGGGGATAGCCTGACAGCCGGAGGTTATGGCCAGGTGTATGAACTTGTAGAAAGAAAGGAGTAGCGATATGGCATTTACAGAAGAAGAAAAACAAGAAATTCTCGAGGTAGTCAAGGCGGAGTCCAAAAGTGTCGAATCCCTTGAGACGGTCGGCTCGCTGAGCGGTGTCAAATCCCTTCCCGCGCAGAAAGGGGACAAGCTGGTGAGCGTTCCGATCACCTTGCTGAGCAAGCCGGCCGATGACGCGGCGGCAAGGGCCATCGCGGCGGCCGAAAGGGTGGAGGAACTGGCCCCGAAAATGGAAGCGGCCACCCAGGAGACAAAGAAGGCCATTCAGACGGCGGGTGAATCGGCGGCAAAGGCGGAGGCGGCCGCGAAGAAGGCCGAGGATGCGATAGCCCAAGGTTACAAACATAAGGAGATGAGTGAGGAAGCCTTTGAAAGTCTCCCGGAAAAGGACGGTAAAACCATTTACCTGATTTACGAGGAGGAATAGGTATGATAAGCGTTGGAAACAAGGAGGTGACGGCCATCCGCGTAGGTGAACGGGTGGTGGCGGCGGTCTATATAGGAGCCAAGCTGGTTTGGCAGGCGATAAGGAGTTGTTTCGGCGCGGGCTTTTGGCGCGGCGATAAACCCTGGAGCCGAACGGATGGATGGAAACGGATGAAATAACTTTTAAAGAATAGCGATATGGCAAAGAAAGTATATGACGAAGATGGTCTGGACATGAAGAATACCAATTGGGACGGTGACGAATCCACCGGTAACCTTCCTGTCAGCGGTCGTTTGGTGGAGAATTACATCAAACGGATAGATGAGAACACGACCCCAGTGGAAGAGGTGACACCGGGCGAGACCAAGCCGCCCACATCGGGTGCGGTGGCAGGCGCATTGGTCGGGACGGTGACGGACATAGAGGTAGGCGAAAGCCCGGACGGCACCCAGTATGTCATGGGTGTCACCCAAAAGAATGACCAAGGAGGGGAAACCAAAAAAGAAATCCGTTTTTCCAAATACACGGATGATGACAAGGTCGTTGTAAACATCGACCTGACCGACGGTACCGGTTCCGCCCTTCCGGATTCGCAATACCTTGCCCTGGGTACAGGCCTGACGGTGCGATATACGGTTAATGTCGGGACGGTCGGTGGCAGCGAGGTCAGCGGTTATTCGGATTTAAGGGCACGGCTTATCGTAAAACGCGGTTCATCGGTACTTTCCGACTTCAAGGATACGGAATTTACAGGTGTGACTGCCGGACAGGCATACACCTTTGATGTGTCCAAATACTTGGAGGATGCCACCACTTACACGGTCCAGGTCGAGGCCCGCGCCACCTACGGGGGCGAGACGCTGAGTAAAACGGCCACCGCCCGTATGACAATGGTCGCGATGACGATGGAAACCACCTACAACGTAGGTAACGGTGTGGCAGATGGCGGCTACCAAAATGATGTGAATATCCCTTTCACGATAAAAGGAACGACGGGTGAAAAGAATATCTACTGGCGTTTGAACGGCGGTGTGCCGTCCACACTGCAATTGTCTTCCGGTTCGGGTCTGCAATCGAAGAACATCTCCGTCCCGCTTTCTTCTATGCAGGAAGGATTGAACGTGGTCGAGGCCTACGCCATACATGAGAACTCCGGTGTCATGAGCCGTGTGCATTATATTTCCTTGCTGAAGGCGGGCGGTGTGTCGAACTACGTTGGAATGATGTTTGGTCACGTTTCAAACGGTTTTCAAACGGACTGGAAGAAGCCGGCATTGAATGCCGAACAATTCACGGCATGGAGTTTTACTTATGCCGCCTATGATCGTTTAAGCAACACTGCGACCGTCAAGGTGGAGAGTGCGGGTACCAGGCTGAAAGAGGACCGCCTGCTTCGTGGCGAATCGGGTAGCTACGGTAAGACGAATGTCAATACCGAGCTGCAAAACTACACGTTGACTTGTGGAACGGCAGAAGTTACACTGAGCGTGGTAACAACCTCGCACCCGGACATAGAGGCCACATTGTCACCTGATGCGGTCTGTACGTTTGATGCTTTCGGACGTAGCAATACGGAGAATAATGCGGCCTCCTGGGTAAGCGGTGACAAGTATATGGCGTTTAAGGATATGCTTTGGAACGTGAACCAGAACGGTGCGGGTTCCGGCTGGCATAAGGACCGTCTGCTACTGGCGGGCGGCGCGTCCATGACCCTGACCGCCGAAGGTGGCTACCGCCCGTTCAACGACGCGGACAAGCCAGTAGGCTATTCTATCCGCGAGACGGGGATGACGATAGAGATAGAGTACAGTACAGCCAACGTGACGGATACGAAAGCCGAACTGATCACCTGCCTGGGCAGACTCTCGAACGGTAACCGTTACGGCCTCGTGGTGACACCGGAGGAGGCCAAGTTTTTGACGGGCGTGGTGACGGAGGCGGTAGACGCCGGTGAGGTGATCCGTTATGAAGACTCTGTGGGAACGAAGTTTGAGCCGGGCACCAATATCAAGATCTCCTATGTTTTCTATCCTGATGTGGAGACCAACGAGCAGCGCGGGCTGATCGGCTTCTTCGTGAACGGAGAGGAGAGCGCCGCGTCCAAATGGTTGGACAAGGTCAGTTTCGACATAACGGAACAGTTGCGTTTCTGCTCTGACGGCGCGGACCTCTATATCAAGAGCATCCGTGTCTACGATAAGGCCCTGACCTCGGACGAGGTATTAAACAACTACATAGTGGACCGTGGGCACCTTGATGATACGGAGGACGGACAGGGTGTACGCTCGCTTGACGAGGAGAACCGAGTCTTGAACGAGGGTGACAGTGTGAGCATGGACAAGCTCATGGGGATGATGGCGAAGCGGAGAAACTCCATACTTGTGCTCATAGGGACGGGTTCGGTAGGCAGCGAGGTCCCGAGTGAGAGCGATACGCTTAATGTAATGGACGCCCTGGCACAACTCAACGACAAGAAGGCAAACAAGCTGGTGAGGGAAATCCGTTTTTACAACGGTGAGAACCGGAACCTTGATTTTATCCTGAAAAACGCCTATGTGCGCATACAAGGCACGTCCTCGGTGAACTACGCGAGAAAGAATCTCCGTTTTTATTTTCAGAAAACAGCGAGCGGTTGGACCGTGACCCTGAGCTATGGCGAGATCGACGGTAACGGCAACCAAAGTGCCCCGGTCATAACTGAAGGCAAGAAGAACCTGTTCAGGCTGCGTGAGAACTCCGTTGGCGCTAAGCTCGCCTGTCCCAAGTGCGACTTTTCCGATTCTTCCATGACCACCAACACGGGAGGCGCCAAGTTCATTCACGACGGTTTGATGGAGATGGGTCTGCTGACTCCCGCCCAACGTTATGCCGCCGACCACCCGGATACCTGTCCCGAGGATATCCGGTCTGCCGTGGATGGTATGCCCTGCGACCTGTTCGTTGCGAAATCCGCTGATGACGACCTTGTTTATTACGGTCAGTATAACATGAACAACGAGAAGAGCGACAGCTATCCCATTTTCGGCCAGGACAAGGCGATAGGCGGTGAGATCTGGGGAGAGGGCGATACGTTGGACTACCTGGAAGCGGGTGAAAGCGGAGAAAAGGAGTATCTTCCGGTCTGTATCGAGACGCTGAACAATTCGAACGACCTATGCCTGTTCCACTGGCTTCCGTCCACGGATCCGGGCCATGCGGACTTTATGGACGCCAACTTTGATGGCGGTTTCGAGTTCAACCACCCTAAAGACACCTTCTGGTCGGATGGCGGCGGTGACGAGGCGGAGGAACCCAACCTGAAGGACCACCTCGGTACGGGAGACAAGTATGACAAGATGTACAAGGCCCTTGACCGCATGATGGGTTTCGTTTATCGTTGCGTAAAGGAAACCCCGGCAGGCAAGAACCTGTCCTATAACAAGGAATCGCATACGTTTGACGGTGTGGACTACGAGGATGACGGCGATAGGTTCCCGTCCGCCAAATGGCAGAGCGCGACTTTCAGGAAGGAGGCCGCCCAATATTTCAATGTCCCTTACCTGATCGCCTATTACCTGTACGTTGATTTTAACCTGGGTGTGGACCAGTTGGCCAAGAACATGCTGCTGCGCACGTGGGACGGTGTGATATGGTATGTTACCTATTACGACGGAGACTGCCAGTTGGGCTCGGATAACAAGTCATTCCTGACGGGAAAGTACGATGACGACCGCCAGACGAAACGTGACGGAGCCTACGTGATGCAGGGTCATAACTCATGGCTATGGAACCTGATACTCGCCAACTTCCCCGACCTGATGACAGAGATAATGGTGAGCGGTCATAATGGCGGTACTTCGTTCATGAGCGCGTTCGGAATCCAGAAAGCCATCGATCATTTCGATACCGATCAAATGGAGAGATGGTGTTCGCGCCTGTATAACAAAAGCGGCATATTCAAGTATGTTTACCCGTTCCTGAACGAGATGCCCGTTGGCGCCGACGGAGCCAAACAGACTTATCCTCAAATTTACGGTCTGAAAGGTTCGCTCAAGGCGCACCGTGGATATTTTATCAGAAGACGCTATGACTTGAAACAGGTGGAGTATGGCTATGTGTCCACGCTTGGTGCGCAGTTTTATCAGTCTACTGCGTCGTTGGATGCGGGCTATACGTTGAAGCCGTTACAGTTTGCGTTGACCATCCCGTACCGTGTGCAGCTGTCCACGTCCAACGGTGTACAGGCCGACAGCGGTGTCGTGGAATCGGATATATTGCATACACTTTCCTTGCGTGGCCGGTTTGGAGAGAATGACCCGTTGAAGATCATCGGTGCGGCGAAAGTCAAGGAACTGGTCTGGCATGAGGACGCTTTCGCCATCGGTTTCAATTTCGGCCTGTTCACCTCACTTGTCAGATTGGACATGAGCGTGGAAACGGCGAGTGGTTACCGTAATGGTTCATTCATGACTTCTACAAGCGCACTGACCCTGCTGGAGGAGTTAAATATGAAGAACAACCTATTGGCCCGTAACGGAGACAATGGTAGTGCCGCCACGCTTGATTTAAGCTGGCAAGCACGTTTGAAGAAACTGAACCTGCAAGGCACCGGTGTTACCCGTTTGAAGTTGGCCACGGGTGCTCCGCTTGTAGAGTTGGAACTTCCCAGCACATTGGAAGAATTGTTTTTGGAACATCTTCCGAAGCTCACGGAAGACGGCTTCAGTATGGAAAGCATGGCGAACGTTACCGGCTACCGTTTTGCGAACTGCCCCGGCATCGACGGCTTTGCCTTGTTGGAGCGGCTGCACGCGGCCAAGGAGTCCGGAGCCGGTAAGCTGGAACGTTTTGTTATTGAGATAGACATGGAGGATAACGGTGCGCTACTTGAGAAATATTACGACTACGGCACTTATACGTCAGGCGGAGCGATAGACAACCGTCATTCCGGATTGCGCGGAAAACTCCGTTTGACAAAGTACATGGAAGACGAAGAAGCGGACAGATACAGGGAGCGGTACCCTGAACTGGAGATCGTACAACCGGCCTACAGCATCATCGAGTCGGACGAAAGCGCTCCGGACGATGCCAACATTTCCAACC